GGAGAAAGTGCAGACTTCTATGCCGATAATACAAAATACTTTAATGCTTTTTCTAATCAAGGTTATACTGGCTCATTAGAAATGGCATTAGTAAATAATCAATTTAAAGCTGATATCTTAGGACAAGTAGTAGACAGCAATGGAGCATTCGTTGAGAGTGCAGATGATACTATTAGCGATTTTGCTTTAGGTTTCACAATCGATGGCGACAAAGCTAACAAGAGACATTGGCTATATTGTGTTCAAGCACAAAGACCAAACATTGGCTCACAAACTATTGAAACAACTAAGACACCAGTAACTGAAACTTTAAATATCACTGCAAGTGCAAGAATCACTGATGGAGCAGTTAGAATATCAATGGAAAAAACTGATAATAACACAGCTGCATACAATGGTTTCTTTGATGCAGTATATGAAAAGAACATATCAGCATAACTACTCTTTGTGAGTAGTACAAAGGACTACTTAATCGGTAGTCTTTTTTAGTATTCAAAAGGAGGTTTAAAAATGGCTAGTAAAAAAATACAGGGAATTACTATCGATATCGGTGGTAATACCACAAAACTACAAGATGCTTTAAAAGGTGTAGATAAGCAAGTATATGCTTTAAATGGCGAACTAAAAGACTTAGATAAAGCTTTGAAGTTAGATCCAAAAAATACTGACTTATTAGCACAAAAGCAAGATGTATTAAAAAGAAACATAGAAGCAACAACTGACAAACTTAATACACTTAAAGAAGCACAAAGACAAATGGGCGATTATAACAAATTAACCGACCAACAAAAAGAAAGTTATAATGCCTTAAGTCTAGAAATAGCCAAGACTGAAAATGCTTTAAAAGGTATGAATAGCCAGTTAAATCAACAAAGCAAAATTGATTTAAGTGGTTTAAAAAATACCTTAAAGAAAATTGGCGAAGTAGCATTAGAAGTATCAAAGAAAATGTTACAAGTAGCAGGAGCATTAAGTGGAGCATTAGTCGGAGCAATAACAGCAGGAGTAAAGAGTTATGCGAATTTAGAGAAAGCACAAAAAGGCTCACAAAAGTTATTTGGCGATAGCTTTAAGACTGTAGAAAAGAATGCAGCACAGGCTTACAAGTCATTAGGCTTAAGTGCAACCGAATACTATGACCAAGTTAATACCTATGCAGTAGGCTTAAAAAATGCTTTAGGTGGCGATAGTGAAGCAGCAGCCAATTTATCTGATAACATCTTAAAAGCACAGGCTGATATAGTATCTGCTACTGGAGCAAGTCAAGATGCAGTACAAAGTGCATTCGCAGCAGTAATGCGAGGAAATTATACTATGCTTGATAACCTAAGATTAGGTGTCAAAGGTAGTAAAGAGGGAATGCAAGAAGTCATTGATGAAGTAAACAAATGGCGAAAAGCAAATGGAGAAACAACCGAACTTGTCATGGGTAACTATGCCGATATGGAGCAAGCATTAGTTGATTATGTAAAAATGCAAGGCATAGCAGGAAGTGCAAGCAAAGATATGAGTTCAACTATTAGTGGCAGTGTAACTCAAATGAAAGCAGCATTTGATAACTTCTTAAATGGTAGTGGAAGCCCTGAAGCTTTAAGCGAAGCAATATTAAATGTTTTAAAAAATGTAAGTAAAGCAATAAAGGATTTAGCACCTGATATTTTGAGTGGCTTGACTGATTTAATTAGTGAATTACTACCACAGGTCGTAACAATGTTAATTGACTTGCTACCTCAATTATTAGATGCAGTAACAAACTTAATTGATAACTTGTTAGAGATGTTAAAAAGTGATACTGATGGAATCGCTGATACTGTCTCAAGTTTAATAAATACGATAGTAACATTCATTGGAGAAAACCTACCAAAGATACTTGAAGCAGCAATATTGATTATTGAGGCATTGGCAAAAGGTTTAATGAAATCACTACCAACGATCATTGATACAGCAATAAACTTAGTATTTGCTTTAATAGATACGATATTAGAGAACTTGCCAGAGTTTATATCGACTGGAATTGATTTAATAATCAACTTGGTAACTGGTTTAATTGGAGCAATACCGAAACTACTTGAGGCAGTGCCAAAGCTAATCTCAAGTTTAGTAAAAGCCTTAACAAGCCCTGAAATGCTTAGTAAGTTAGTATCAGTCGGACCGACATTGATAAAGTCATTATTTAACACATTTAAGAAAATAATAACTGAAACAAACTGGCTAGAACTAGGTACTAATATCGTAAAAGGTATTTTAAATGGCTTTGTAAATATAACAAAGTTTGTTACTGACAAAGTAAAAGCAGTAAAAGATAAAATAGTAGGATCATTTAAGAGCTTCTTTGGCATTAAGTCTCCATCAAAGCTAATGGCTGATGAAGTAGGTACTTATATTGGCGAGGGTGTTACAGTAGGTATCCTAGATGGAATAGATGATACACAAAGACAAGTAAAAGATGCTATGCAAGGTCTAGCAAGTGGAATAGAGACATCTATAAACCCTACAATAAACCCAAGTGTAAGTTATGAAACAAACTATACTTTAATGGCAAGAGCAATGCAAGAAGCAATGCAAGGAATGGAAATAGAACTAGATGATAGAGAAGTAGGCAAGTTTGTAATAAAGACTGTAGAGAATGAGGTGTATCAATGAGAAACTATGTAATAATCAATGGAACAAATAGCTTAACAATACCAGGTCTAGCAATAAAAGACTTGCCACCAATAAGCAAAACATTGATGAGAAATCAAAAAGAGACAATAGATGGTAGAGATGGCGATATTATCACTGAATTAGGCTATTCAGCATACGATAAAGCCTTAACAATAGGTTTATATGGTAGTTATGATATTAACGATATAATCGCCTTTTTTAACCAAAAAGGAACAATAGTTTTTAGTGATGAGCCTGATAAGTATTATAATTTTACGATATTAGACCAAATAGACTATGATAAATTAGTGAAGTTTAGAACTGCCACAATCAGAATACATTGTCAACCTTTTAAATACCCAGTAAGTGAAACACCAGTAGAAATAGAAGCCGAGTATGTAACAGCAACGGGGGAAGATATAACACTTAACGATACTACAACAGTACCACTAGAGATAGGCTTAAAAGGAAATACATATCAAGAAACAACAACGGGGAAACAACTATTTAATGTAAATGGGACTTTATATACTGGCTCAATAGAAAAAGTAAATAATGGCTTTAAATTAACAAACAATAGCACATATCGTACTTTATCAATACTATTGCCAAACCCTATACCAGCAGGAACTTATAAAGCAACTTATGAAATGAAAAACTCAACTTTAAGTGCTTCAAATACAGTAGAAATATCTTTTAGAAATAGCAATGGTGGTTTAGGAAGTGGTAGAACTTCTAGTACAGGGGAAACAACAATAACAACAACTGGTGAAGCCGATAGAATGTATATTTATATGTTGTCTAGTGAAGCAAGTGGCACAACTGTAACTTTAGATAATTTTATGGTATCAACAACTGGTGGAGATTACGAACCATATACTAACGGAGCAAGCCCTAATCCAGACTACCCACAAGAAGTACAAGTAGTAACTGGAGATAATACAATAAAGGTACAAAACAAAAATATAGCAAGTTTAGAAACTTCAGCAACAAAAACAATAGGTGGTGTATCATTTACAACTGATAATGGTTATATAAATATTAATGGAACACCAACAACTAATTCTAATTTTTCGTTTGATAGTTTTAAAACAAATAGTGGGAGTGCTGTATTTTCTATAGAAGTAACAGGTTATACTGATTTAACCACTGGGAATGGCTCAATATTATTACAAGAAAGTACAAACAATTCAACTTGGACTACAATAAGCGATAGAGTTTTAAAGTCAACTTCAACTCATTACCAAAATGTAACATTAGATAACTCAAAATATTATAGAATAAGATTTTATTGTGGGTCAAATAATGTATTTACAAACGCAACAATAAAAATACAATTAGAATATGGGAATGAAAAAACTGATTTCACACCATATCAAAGCCAAGAATACGAAATCAATTTAGGTAAGAACTTACAACAAAATAACTGGGAAAATGGAAGATATAATGGTAGTGGTGTAGGAACAAATGTGCATTTGAAAATAAATAATGGAAATATGTTTCAAGTAGGGAAAATATATACAATTCATTTTAAAAATACTCTTGGTGTAACAAGTAGTTTATATGTTCAAAATACAAATGATGAAATTAATTTAGGAACATTTACATATAACTCAACAACAAATATAAGTTCTTTAACAATTACTTTTACTCAACAAATAATAAATGTTTTAAATGGTAGTAGTGTTAGATTTGCTTGTTATAGAGGTACTGGAATTACTGCAGATGATATAAGCGAGGCTATGATAGAAGCAGGAACAACACCAACAAGTTATTCTCCATACTTTACACCAATAGAACTATGTAAAATAGGCACATATCAAGACTACTTATACAAGAGTGGGGAAAATTGGTATAAGCATACTGAAATAGGTAAATACATAGCAAATAATGATTTAACAAACAATGGAGCAATTACAACAACAATACCTATGCTAACACCAAGTATAAGTGCTTTGGGTAATAGTGTAGATTTACTTAGCAATTTAATGTTAGAAGCAGGTAGTGGAGATACACGACTAGCAGGAACAACAAGTAGTGGTAAAGTTAGAGTATACTTATCAACAACTTATGCAAGTACAATGGCAGAAGCAAATACTTATTTAACAAATAATAACTTTACAATTTACTTCCCACTATCAACACCAACCGAAGAACAAATAACAAATGCAGAACTTATAGAGCAATTAAATGCAATATTAAATGCAGTAAGTTATGAAGACCAAACTAATATAAGCCAAGAGAATGATAACTTGCCTTTTATTTTAGATGTATCAGCATTACAAAAAGGCACAAATGAAGCAATTATAGATAACGAGGGGAACATTTACTCAAAGCCAATAATAAATATAGTAGGCGATGGAATAGTCGGTGTAAGCCTTAATGGTAGTCAAATATTAAGTCTAGATATGACTACATATAACGACATAACAATAGATACTGAAACTATGGAAGCATACGACAATAATGGGCTTAGAAATAGGCAAGTAACAGGCAATTACAACAATTTAAGATTGCAACCAGGGGAAAACACAATAAGCTTAAATGGTGGCTTTACAAGTGCAACAATAAGCAAATATAAGAGGTGGTTGTGATGATAAAGTTATTTAGTACAACTGATACAACATACTTAACAAATGGCGACAAAATAATAATTCCAACAAGAGCTTATGTCTTTAAAGAAGACAACGGCTCTTTTTACTTGGAGTTAGAATGTTCGCTTGATTATGTAGAAGACTTAACACCAAATAGAATATTGGTAGCCAATACACCTCAAGGCGACCAAGCATTCAGAATAACAAATGTAACTAAAACACGAAAAAAGATATCATTAAAAGCAAAGCATATAAGTTACGATGCAAATAACTATCTTATTAAAGATACCTTTGTAGTAAATAAAACTGGTAACCAAGCAATGCAGCAACTAAACAATGCTACTGATAATCCAAGCCCATTTAATGTAGGAAGTGATATATCGAACACTAACTCTTATAGATGTGTAAGAAAAACATTATACGAGGCTTGGCAATTAGTAGTTGAAAGATGGGGAGGACACCTAGTAAGAGATAACTGGAATGTATCAGTAAATGCCTCAATAGGTGCAGATAATGGGGTCGTTGTAAGATATGCTAAAAACCTAAAAGACATCTCAGTAGAATATAACTGGGATGGAGTAGTAACAAAATTACTACCAGTAGGACAGGATGGTTTATTGCTACCTGAAATATACTTAACAAGTAGCATTCAATACGATATACCTTATACAAAGTCAGTAAACTTCGACCAAAGCGAGATTGATCCTGAAGATTATGAAACTGAAGCCGAATACAACCAAGCCTTAATAGATGACTTAAGAAGTCAAGGACAGGCTTATGTAGATGCAAATTCAATACCTAAAGTAAGTTATACATTAAGTGCTAATTTAGAGCGAATAAGCGATGTAGGAGACACAATAGAGGTAATAGATGAAAAGCTTGGAATAAATCTTACAACACACCTCTTAAGTTATACATACGATTGTTTGTTAGATAAATACATAGAATTAACATTTGGCAACTTTACTAACCAATTAAGCAATCTATTAAGTGGTATATCATCAAGCACCACACAATTAGTAAATGAGGTTAATAGTGAGACTGTCTCAATGCTTGAGGGAGAACTAGCAACAGCCACCCAAAACATAATGGCAGTATTAGGCAATTCTTATGTAATAATGGATGGAAACCAAATATTGATAGTTGATAGACTACCAAAAGAAACAGCAACAAATGTTATCAGAATAAATAGTGCTGGGATTGGATTTAGTCAAAATGGAATCAGTGGCACATTCAATAGTGCTTGGCAAATAAACGGTACAATGGACATGCAAAAATTTACTGTCTCAAACTTAGTGGCTGATATGATAAGTGGTGGTAATTTAGCATTAACATCAAACAATATAACTATTTCAAGCGATAACTTCAATGTAGATGCTAATGGCAACTTAACTTGTAGCAATGCCGATTTAACTGGTTTTATAACTGCAACGGGTGGAGTTATAAGTGGCTTTGAAATAACGGATGCACCAAGTGGAACAAAATATATAATATCGAGTGCATACCCAAAATATAATTTTACGGATGCCGACTTAACAAAAGCTAGAAACTATGTAGATGGTACAGGAACACTAACACCTGAAGAAGAAGAAATGTACGATTTAGATGGAGACGGTCAAGTAACTATCAACGATGTATATATTTTAAAAAGAATAATAGAACTAGAAATAGACACAGGGAATGGAATACATGTATCACTTACAAGCAACCCAAATGATTTAAATGAAAATGGCTTTCATTTACTAGCAGGCAATACAACTGTATTTAATGCATCTCCAATGTGGGGAGTAAGTATAAATAATGGTGGCAAAATATATGGAGAAAGAGTACTATTTGAAAACTTAAACCCAGGAGACAATGGCACAATAACTTTAGTCGACCAAATAGATGATGATTTAGGCTTAACATTTTCTATTGGATCATACGAGTATATAGAAATATATTATATGGACAACAACCAGTCTCAAGGTGGTTATTTCAAAATAAATGGCTTTCATTTAGTCAACAATGTTTTTACACTAGAGATGATGGAAGCAGGCACAGGAACATACATAAGAAGAACAAAATACACTTTAACAAATGGCAACCAATTTGTGCCAAGCAATGGTGGTTATGTATATAT